GGACTAGAGGAAAATATAAAAGATTTTTTATTAATGATGGAAAGAGGAAATTACTATGAAGATTATAGGGCATCATTAGAAAGAAACGAACCTATTCAAAATCAATTTAAGGCAATAGCTAAAACATATGCTGAAAATCCACAATATAGTTTAGCATTAAATAGTATTTATAAAACAGTTATGAAACCAATTAAACAAATGGATAGATTATCTGGAACATATATTAGTACAGGACTTGATGAACAAACAAAATCATTAATGCAAACAGCATCTCCTTAAAATTTTAAGGGGAAGCTATTACACTTCCCCCACATAGGCAACACATGACAGGCTCCCCAGTTGGAGCCTTTTTTATTTGGAGACTTCAACAAACATCAGCATCTAATATCTTAATATACTTTTTACGTTTATTACGATACTCAGATGGATCTGTCCATCTCTTTCTCCAAATCCAGTTGTTAAATTTACCAGAATATTTTTCTATCATATCCATAATAGGATTATGCCAGAATTTATATTTAAATACTCTGTAACAATTTTTTAATATCATCTTCTAATTTTTTACCCATTGTATTACAATGATTAATTACTGCGGCACAAAGATTACCATGATATTTATAATCTTTTAATGCTTCTCTAATTTTACCTACAGGTTTTCCACCGTAATCTAATACTATATTATTATTTTTACTTAAACCAATCTTTAATTCAAATAATAAACCTGTGTGTTTATCAAACTCACTTGGTAGTTTTTGTGCTAACTTCACTTTCATATTCTTCTCCTTTTTGTTTTTTTACAAAGTCTTTACTTATTCTTGGATCTAAAGCCTCAAGTTTAGATAGCATACCCATTATCTGAACTACTTCTCCATAGGGTCTAGTCATTAAATATCGAAATATATTTTGTAACTGTTCTGAAGTTATAAGATAAACCTTATCCATTATAGATTCACCGCCTCCTCATACACAAAATTAGTATATAATTTTCTAATTAAGTTTTTATTATTTAAATAATAATTATTATTTTTTGAACTAGAAAACAAATCAGAACAATACTCTACAGTTTCTTCCATAGACATCTTATCATTTAAACATCCAGCTACTAAACTTTCTATTTCTAACAACGCATCTTTTACTTTACCCATATTATTTAACCTCCATTATTAATCTTTTTAAATACCATTCAGCTTTATGTAAATCCTGTAATGGCTCTCCCTTAAATTTATATCTTGATACATACTTTAAGACATTTCCTTTAAGGTATCCATGATACTCATCATCAGTCATGCAATCACGAATAACATCTATAGTCTCCTTTTTACCCTTTAAATAATGTTTAGGAGAATTAACATTATCAAAAAATATTTTATTTCCCATAATATTTTTTAACCTCATTGTAAGACATTGTTTCTAAATCATAAGAACCTTGTGATACATTTCTTTTAATTATTAAACCACTCCACCACATATGTTGAGTGCCTCTAGCATATGCCTCAGCATGATTTAAATAACATCCTGCAGATAAGGCATGTAATTTTTTACCACTTGGTAATGTAGATATTGCATAATCTAATAAATGACAATGACCAACTGTTGCAGATACTTTATGCTTATTTAAAATAGTTCGTGCAATATTTTCTCCAGATATTGCAGTACCCATAATACCAGATGGAAGTTGGTGTACATAATGTACCCCATCAATTACTTTAATTTCTTTATATGGTATTTCTTTCCAACCATAATCTTTATATTTTAAATCAGAAATTTTCATAGTGCCTTCAAGTTCTGGATTTTCTTGAACTGTTCTATTAATTCTATCCTCATGATTACCTAGTATCATAATTTTTTTAACTTTATGTTTACCAAGTCCCTTATCAAATTTAACTAGAGCATCTTCTGCATGTTCTAAATCTTTTTTGTATCTTCTACCCTCAAAAGATAATTTAGTTTTATCATAAGAGCATAACGAATCCATTGATACAAAATCTCCTATACATATTACATGATTAACTCCTATATCAGCGGCTACTCTACCTGCCCATAAGAATCTGTCATTGTTTGATTTAGGTGTACAATGAGGATCACCAATTACTAAATGCGTTGCCATTTTAATGTATCTCCTTGTTGTTTTTTGCTTTTAAATATTCAAGAAAGTCAATTATATTGTCTTCATTGAATTCTTTTATTTCTGTGTACTTGCTATTAGTATTCTTAGATTTTTTTTCATCTTCTGCAAAACCTTTTAATCCAAGAAGATAAGTTGTATGGGGATCAAGTACTGCTTGTTTAATCATTCCTCTAGCTATTGTAGAGCAAAGATTAAATTCTTCCACACTCATATTATTGTTATCTGATACTAAACCACAAGTAAATCCTTGATTCCAAGGAGATACTGCTATCTTAATACAGTTATCAATATCAACTATTCTTTTTTGTTTTGACATATGTTACCTTTTAAATTTATAAAATGTTGTGCATCTACTATTACCAAAGGATTCCTATTATTCATTTTTAAAAAAACAATAGGATTAAAATTGCCATGACTATCGGCTTGGTCATATGCTTTATAAATGCCTTTCCATGTTTCATTGTTTTTACATTCAATATCATACGGAAAAACTTCTTTGCCTTTCTTTGATAGTTTAATATCTGCACCACTCTCTCCCATAATTGCTACTCGTATATCATCTTCTGTTAAAGAAGTAAATACTTTTTTTAAAGTATCCCTAACCCAATCTTGAAGTCTACGACCTTTAGCTTTTCGACTGCGAATCGTAGTCATATTCTTTTCTTGGGTTGTTTACTTCTGTATACCATACCCACTTAGGATTCTTCCCTTGTGATTGCTGTTGGGGTAACAGCTGTAATTTATCACCCCAACATGGTACTTTATATGGACAAAACGAACATACATTTCCTAGCACTTTATTGCCAGTTTCTTTACCTCTAAAAGTCTCCTTAACTTCTTCATAACATTTTTTAAAAGGAGCCTTTTCTACTAATGCCTTAACATTATTTTTTGCTAATGACAAGGCTTTTTCTCTATACTCTGCATCAGCCATTGGAGTTTCACAAACAGTCCACTCACCAGTTGATTTATTAATAACTATCCATCCACCAAAAGGCAACTTTTCACTTTCAGCATATAGATATCCTTGTGGAATATAACCAAAGGCATCATCTTTTGCTATTTCAGCAAACCCACCATTCTCTCCAAACTTTTTTTCAAAAGAATATGGAGATGCACTTTTTATATCCCATATTTTATTATCAATATTAACATCATAAGAACCATCAATTTCACTACCATTCCATTTATATTTAACTTTTTTGTTTTGGTCAATAACAGGTATACCTGCAGATTTAATAACAAAAAATGCTAGTGCCTCAATCAAATCTCCAAAAGTATTTCTCATCTTGGTACTGTAAGATTGCCCTTCGCCTTTAATATTTTTAGATTCCATTTGCAGTTGGCACAATGGTCTACCAATATTACTCATACGAATTTGAAATTGGTTTGCTCTTTCATCTGAAAATTGTTTACGCAATGCATTCTTACATGCTTCACCAAACTCCTCAACCAATTTATCTGATATTTCTACTGGTTGTTTAGCAACCTTATCAAGATACAGTTGTACTTTATGAAGAATTGTATTCATTATGATTTAAATATTTCTACTGGATCAGATTCCTCAACATCTAGTTGCTCAACTAGTTTTGCTGAACTTGCATCTCCATTAGTGTATTTTTTATCTTTAGCAGTTTTCCACAAAGCAACTACTTCACTATTTTCTTTAGTAATTGACTCTTGAAATACTTGTAATGTAGCCAAATCATCTTCAGTTAATTTTAGATTAGCATCTGTATTAACTTTTATATCTGGTGTATAGAAAGTATTTCCACCTTTTTTTTGTCGCTTTGTATCTACAGTTAATGTACACGCATACATTAATTTATTTCTTTGACTAATAGATTCAATAGCTTCTGTTACTGGATTATAACTTGTTCCTGTAACTCTCCAGATAATTGGAAAATTTTCCACGGTATGATCTGTTCCCTTTGCTAACTTACCTTTGAAAGATAATAAACCATAAATTAATTTATAGCATCTAATCTTTCTTTGTTCAGAAAGAACCTCTGGAGATAATTTATCTCTATCTTTGTATGGAAGTTTTCCACATTTAGTTCCACCTAATATGTCTAATGCTTCCTCTTTCCAATTTTTAAAGATAATTGATCTGTTAACATACTCTCCTTTTTCTGGCTCAAAGTGCATGTACTGCATGGCACTAATGAATGGTCTTACAGTAACAGGTTTACCATAGACATTTTCATTTATGTTAGTATCATAGATGACAAAGCTACCTACAGGTAATGTATTACCCTGCTCATCATCTGGATTCCTATTGATTGATAATCTAGGAATATTGTTTTTATTTTCAGAACCAGTATCTTGACCAATTGCTTTTTTAATTTGGTCAATAGACATTGATTTGATATTTACTACTTGATTTTCCATTTATATTTTACTCCTTATTTTTTGAGTTTGTAACAACTGTATACCATATTTTATATCTAATGTCAAGTGTTCTTAGAAAAAAAATTAAGTATCCAAAGACCTATTAATATAAGCAAAAACACCTGTAATATTATATCTACTAGCATACTCTAGTTGCTCCAGTAACTGTTATTACCTCTACATTATCAGTCTTTGCATAATATAACATATCATGAAAGTGTGGGTGATTTATATTAAGATATAATTTAGTTGGCAAATCACCAAACTCTGATATTAATTGTTGATAGTCAAGATAAGCACCATAGCTTTCATCTTGAAAATCATCTAAGGTTTCTAGTACTTGCATTGCTATTCTCCTTTTGCGTTGTTAATAAATTTATCTTGCAAATGTTTTTTTAATTTATTGCTAAGATTTTTATCATCACCAAATGTCATAACTTCAACTTTATTATCAAACCATTTGCGTAATTTTTTTTCTGCTTGTTGTTTATTATTAGCCATGTATTTCCTCCATCTCTAGCCAATTAACACCCATCTTTAATTCACAATCAAGTGGGATATTAAAATTAATTCCATAATACTCTTTCATAGCAGGTATTACAGATGCCGCACCCTGTTTAAATATATTACTCATCGCAGCTTCTTCTCCAGGATAAACATCAGCCACAATAGAATCGTGGACTGTGTTGATTAGTAAACTTTTTACCTTATTTTTTTTCATTAGATTATATATTTGTATACATGCTAATGGTACAATATCTGCTGTAGCAAATCCTTGCACTGGGTAATTTTTAATTTGTGTTCCATAACTAGAGCCACCCCATGGCATTCTTTCGGCATATGGAAAATAATATTCTCTACCTGTTGGTATTCTTATAACTTTATATTTAATTGCATCTGTTTGTAATTTATCATGCCATTGTGCAATCTGTTTATATTTTTTTAAGAATTCAGAATAGTATTTCTTTTCATTTTCGGTACCAGTTATACCACCATATAAAGGTTTAAATGTGTGTGCCTTTGCATCTTGCCTAGACACACCTATAATATCTGCAGAGTATTGGTGCACATCAATTTTATTTTTAATATCTTCCATACCCTGTATATCTTGTGCAAGAAATACAGCAGTACGAAATTCTAATTGTGAAAAATCTATTTCAAGTATCTTACCATTTTCAAATCTAGATTTAATTACCTTACGAATAGGAAATGTTTTTGCTCTTGGTTGATTTTGAAAGTTAGGGTCACGGCTAGATAGTCTTCCTGTTGCTGTAACGCATTGCATAAACTTAGGATGTAATAATCCTTTTTCATTTGTAAATGATTTAATTCCCTCTACAAAAGTATTAAGATAAGTTTCAACTGCATTGTATCTTACAATAGCTGTAATAAATTCTTTTAAATCACCCTCACTTTTACTTGCAAGTTTCTCTAGTGTAGTTCTATCTGTCCTAAATCCACCATCAGCAATATCATAAACTGATTTTGGTTTTTGCATAAACCCTGCAATCTTTGCTAATTGCGAATAGGTTAGTCCTTCTCCATCACACTCAGAACATTTAGTATAATTTTTAAATTCGCTTCCATCTTTTTTTATTTTTTTAATTACACCCTTACCATGACATGATGTACATTGTGATGCACTTGTTTTGTAAATAGTATCAGTATGAGTTTTAATTAAATTATTAATCTGATTCATGGAATACTGTGGTCTTCTTCTAGTTTTACCAGTCCTTTCATCAACACCAATATTAAATATATCTTTCCACTTGGCTTTATCCCTAACCTTTCTTGAATAAATTAACCATGATAATTGTTCTGTACTTGATGGATTAATTTTTGTATCGCCCATTTTTTCAAAAATAGTTAAATCAATTTGCTGTTTAAGGTAGGCAAACTCTGCTCTATATTGTTTCTCTACATCAGCCAATGATACTTTATCAACATGAATACCATTTCGTTCCATATCAATTAACACAAGAAGAAAGTCATTCATCATCTTAATTGTTTTGATTAAACCCTTATCTTTATCTAGTTTAAAGTCTTTCATCTGGTCATCAAATAATTTTTTAGTAATTAAAACATCATGTTTACCATATTCTTCAACTATATTTACTGGTATGTTTTCAAATGATATGCCCTTGTCGTAGTAATCTTGTATTGAACTATCTTTCATACCTATCTTTCTTCTTTTACATGTAGCATCTAAAGATAATCCTCGTCTTAATCCTCTTGATAAAACATATTCAGCTATCATGGTATCATATACCTTACCATTATAAGTAAAGCCAGATTCTAATAACCAAGTTAAATCAAATTTTAAATTGTGACCAATAAGTAATGTGGTTTTATCTAGTATAGATTGTATTTCTGTATGTGCATTTTCATCAACCCTTTGACTATGCTTTATAAAAAAATACTTATCGTTAATTCCTACACTTACTAAATAATTTTTAGGATTAAATGGAAGTGGATCCATTTTTCCATCTGCTGTTTTCTGGAATGTAGTTTCTATATCAAGTGTTGTTATCATTTATATCTTTCAGTTAATCTTCGTATCTACTTAGTTGTTTATTAATCCTACAATTAGGTTCTCCATGATACCCATTGATTTTATTTTTACTAATACATAAACTTCTATGTAAATCTTCTGGGTCTCTTTCAATTGAATGCTTACCTACACCAATAATTAAATCTGCTTCGGCAGCCTTACCTGTTTTAGAATTTTCCATCATATCAAATGATATACTGTTTCTATTATGTGCATCTGCTGATGCCTGTGATATAGCTATAACACA